ACGCTGTGCCCGGAAAACGCTCTTTAGTGTTACTTGAGTAAAAGTTATATCCTTCCCTTCTAGTAAAATCTTGGCAACTGCATTGATAGCGTACTTCTGATGTCAAGAAATAACCAGCATAAAACCCGCGATGTGCTGGATTGGTTAATCCGATAATTCCCTGAGTTGTTTTTGCCCCGTAGCTATCGTTACGTTGAAAAACAATTTCAGTATTACTGGTATCAATAGCTTTTACTGTATAACCAACATAATCGTCATAATTAAATTTTGCAACTAACCGATACACAAGTGCGGCACCGCTGGTTGAGCCTGTTGCAATTGTTGTAATTGTGAAGACAGAAGAAGAGGTTACGGTAATTGTATATAGTCCAGAAGACGCGTTTCCCGTAGAAACATCTAAGTTAATTTTGTTCCCAGTAAACAGTCCGTGATTAGTGGTGCAAGTTACTGTTACGGTGCTGCCAACTCTTGCGTAAGTTGCAACAACACCTGGGTCGCTTTCGCTGATGCGATCCGTGAATCTTTCTCCAACAATTGAAAGTGCTGGTGTAGGTAAGTACCGGAGCTTTGTCCTAATTTCAATCCAGCGAGTGTCATTGAATCCGGTGGAAAGTGCAACAGAAACATTGCCAATTGTCGTTACAGGAGCTACAGCAGTGCACGTAAAAGTATCTGCTGTCTTAGAAACAATAGGAAGCGTTGCAGTAGTTGCCGTGCCACTAAGGATTGTTAAGTAAATATTGTCGCCAGGTTGGAAGCCGTGGTTCGCGTAAGAAACGGTGATAGTTGTGCCCGTTTGGCTATAAGGCATAATTGCAGCAACGCCTAAATAGCGCACCGCAATAATAGGAAGACCGAAGTTATAAAAGTTTAATGAGTTGGCATCACGAACAGTTACAGTATGCTCGCCAGTTTCCTCTGAACTGCTTGGGAAAGTAAAAACCCTGGCAGGGATAAACACACCGGGGTACTGTTGAAACGCACAATAAAATCTGTAATCACCTACTGCAGCGCGATTTATTGCTGTGGAGCCGAATACACTTTGTGTTGTTGTGTACAGCTCATAACCACGGCGCCACCGTGCCCACAGTGCGTCCCTGTCATAAAAACGGATGCGACTTCTGTACTCGCTATTTTTAGAGGAAAAACTATAGGGGTTGTCAAACTTGCTAAGATCTACGCGTAACTTTTTTTCAGGACCTTCAAATCCTTTTGAAAAACTGCCGTCAAAGTTAATCTTTTGGCTGTTAAACGAGTTATGCCCAAAAGCCACTGTTCAACTCAATAGTATCCAGCTTCCACGTTGACGTAGAACCCGTTCGTCAGTGAGGTTGCACCGCTAAATGCTGCGTACAAAGATTGCCCGCGCTGAAGCGTTAGGCCCCGCAGTTTAGGAGCTGTGGTGCTGTTTGCGCTGGTAAAGTTTGCACCAGCCTGAACAACCGGGCGGTTAATCAACGGAAGGATATTTTGCTCAGTTAAGCTATAAGATTGATTATCATAAGTTGTAGGAATACTTGCAACAAACAAAGGGAAGAATTGGTTAGTAAGAGTTACTGTACTTGTCGACACCAGGTAGAAACAGATGTCAATAGGTAGATAAACATTGACGTTACCTGAAGTCGTAGCCGAGGTTGCGCTTGTCCCTGTAAACGTTGTGGGTGTAACAGCAGTAACAGTCAGAATCTCATCTACGGCTGTACCACTGGTGTAATCCAGGTAAGCTTTCTGCCCAACTTGCAAGTTATGGTTTGCAAGCGTAACAACTTGCGCGGTGCCTACTTGATTGTATGTACCAGTGAAAGCAGTTTGTGCGTCAATATAAATGTTATTTCGCTTGCTGTATCGAATCCAAATTTCGTCAATGTACGCGCCACTGATCGAAGTATCTGTCAGCGCTGAGTCAACGTCAAACACCTTGGTGACGTTACCGACAGCAGTTGGGATCAAACTTGTTGAGAAAAGTTGACCTGATGCAACCGTAACCAACGCACTAGAAGTCGCTGGACGGTCAAGCATCATCGGCATTTTATTTGAACTAGAACTTGACATTTGGTTGACTTCCTCTCCCTATTATGGTATCTTTGGCTTGGGGCCTGTTTCCCCTCATTTTAATACCATGCACACCTCGGATTTCTCGGTACACTGCCAACTTTGCTCATCTTTAATTTTTATCAAACTCTCGGAAATGTCTCGATTTTTAAACAATAACAACAAGGTTGTGTCATGCGCCGCTTGCAAAACACTTGAAAAAATTAAAAATCCGTCTATGGTGTCTAGTTACAACAGTTGGTATGGAATGAAGAGGCGGTGCGGCTGCCCAAACCAAACAGGCTATGAACGTTATGGTGGGAGGGGAATTACGTATGACCCTAAATGGGAAACTTTTGAGGGATTTTACAAAGACATGGGAGATCGCCCTGGTCCTAATTACGATTTAGATCGTATCAATAATGATGGGAATTACTGCAAAGAAAATTGCCACTGGATAACTCATTTGGAAAATTGTAAAAATCGAGGCGGACGCCGCGCTACAAGGCTTTACACTTTTGACGGAAAAACAATGTGCATTGCTGATTGGGCAAAAGAAATTGGGATTTCACCAGCGTCTCTTCAAAAACGTTTAAACAAAGGCTGGCCCCTGGAGATAGCGCTCAGCCCAGAAAAACATGATGGCGGAGATCGATCTAAGCATGTAACACCTTCTGAATCTCCAACAAAAGGAAAAACAACGCGCAACAAAAACTCTAAGTACATCACCGTTGGCGACGTTACAAAAACTTACACTGAATGGGAAATTGAAAAGAACTTAAGCAAAGGGCTTATCTCCAAGCGGTTGCAACAGGGTTGTACTCCTTATGAGGCAGTCATGAACCCTGTAAGGAAACAATAATCTTTATTTGGTTCCTGTGGACTTGCTGCGAGATTTTCTGCTGTTCTCTTCCATGTGGGTCCGGGCTTTCTTTACGGCCTCTTTTCTTTTCTCTTTGTCGCCTTCTTTCTTTTCTTCAGCAGAAGAACCGTTGCTTCCTTCCTTACCTTCCGCTCTGGATTTAAAGTGCGCAAGCAAGGCAGGAGGCATCTTTCCTTTATCAGCCATGAGAAAACTAAAGAATCAATCTGTTTATTCTAACTCAAACATTTGCAAGCCTTAGTTCTGCTGCACCTACTATCGGCTGCCTGGTAAAAGCCTGGCGCAATCCAGAGCTTTGCTTTATGCCCGCGTCCAATGCTTGCCCTGCCATCCGTTGAGAGGGTTCTGCTCTCCTATTGGCGCCACGACCTTGTGTAAACTTCTCAGCGTTGGAAGGTGTTCCCTCTTCACGTTCGGCTTCATTGCGGTGGATGCCAAGAGTGTAGCCGCCAGTGGTCAACGTTCTTGTAGCCACTTCATCAGGACGCTCAGGTTGCCAATCCTCCATGTGTTGTGGAGGGTTAACGTGCCGATTAAAACTTCCTAACGGGCGCATTACGCGTATGTAGAACTTGAATTAAAAGCGGAATCAAGCATTGATTGCACATCTATAGTTGATTGAATTTTTTTGTTTGTACCGCCCATTAATTGCTCCCTATAATTATTTAAGAAATCAGTCGTATCTCCTTCTTTCTTTTTACCACCAACGTAAATGTTGTAGATACTTCCTGGTGTTGTAGGTGTTGCGGGAGATTGTGATTGCTCTGAAGTTTGCGCTTGACCAAAAGCTTGTCTGCCAGGCATAACGTCAGTCAGCTTTCCGCTTGCATCTTTTGTGCGGCCCGTAAAAGCCCACTCCAGTTGTTGGGGCGTGTACTCAGCTTTCCCTACCAGGGCAGCATGAACGTGCGTGGAATGCCCAGGGTCGCCTGGACCCAACAGTTCAGTAAGGCCACCAAGTTGCTTTAGCCGCCAGCTAAGCTCATTAGTTCGTCGTTGCCATGGAATTGGCTTACCCCCAGGGTACGCAGGAGCTACGTCAACGTTAGTTGGGGCGGTGATGTCAACAGCGTTTCCCGAGTAATGGTGGGAGCCTTCGGCATGTTTACCTACACGCCCGGTTCCAACCTTAGGATTTTCTCCTGGAACCCACCCATACTGTGCAGCGGCTTTACTAAAATCAACAATGTTAACGCCAGCCATTATGCTTCACCGTAATTGCTGTTAAAAGCAGAAGATAACCATGCCAGCGAATCAAACATTGATTTAGGTTTATCCTGTTGCCCTGTCAACTTAGGAAGATAGCTGCTCAGGAAATCTAAACCTTCCTCTTGCGTTCCGTTTAAATAAATATTGTAAGTGCTGGCAGGAGAACTTTGCTGCGCTGTTGACGTAGCAGGTGTTGACGTTGATGTAGTAGTTACTGGTGTTGAAGGTAGACCAGCCGATGCTTTTTGAACTTGCGGCAAAAACTGCTTGTATCCGCCAGAACCATAGGTGGACCACGCACCAAAACCCGACGAATCTCTTACTTGCTTTGCAGCTTTAAAGTTTGTTTGGGGATCAAGAAGTTGTTCATTTCTTTGTAACCCAAACTGCTTCAAGCGTGCTGGCCCCATGGAGCCGAGCATGTTGATCTGTGCTAAACCATAGGAGTTGTCGCCAGTGCCGGCATTTCTGTTGTGAGCGCCAGGATTACCACTTGACTCAGCCAACGCGATGGCCGCCATTGTAGTAGCATCCTGGCCCTTAAAGCCTGCGCCTTGTGCGAGCTGTAAAAGTTGTGCGGGGGTTAGTGCCATGGATCGTGGTTTAGCAGAAATCGGTCTCAAACATGAGTCGAGTACCAACAGCGACATCAGCAGGACCAGGAAGGGCTTGGATAAACTCAGCGCCTTCCCGATTAAACCGATACCGTGCTTGCTCGGGGTTTCGATAATTGGGGGCATAAAGATGTAGGGCTAGTCGATCCGTCTCGTATAGATAAATTGCCGTCCAGGTTTTTAAGGTTTCTTTAAAATCAGAGGTCGAAATTGTTCGTGAAACGTCCCCTGAAATATTTTCAATACGGCT